CAGTGAGCATTTAGGTTGGCGGTTCCACTAATCGGCGTATGCCTTTGGGAACGGGGCTCACACTTTAAGGATAAGACATGGCAACGAGCGGCACAACAACTTGGACCCCGGATATCGCAGAGCTTTGTGAAGAAGCCTACGAACGCGCTGGCCTTGAGCTTCGGTCTGGCTATGACCTAAAAACTGCCCGCCGCAGCCTTAACTTCCTTCTCACAGAGTGGGCCAACCGAGGTCTTAATCTTTGGACCGTTAAATCCGGCACTCTCACCCTTGTGCCGGGCCAAAAGACCTACACCACCGCTGATGGTCTCCCGGCTGATGCCATCGACTACATTGAGCATGTGTGCCGCACAACCAGTGGTGGTCAGGCTGTGGATATCTCTCTGAACCGCATCTCCGTCTCCACATACGCCAACATCCCCACAAAAGATCAGTCCGGTCGCCCCTACCAGATCTACGTTGACCGCGCCACTGCCGCACCGAAGATAACGCTGTGGCCTGTACCGGATTCCTCCAACACCTACACGCTCGCGTATTGGTATCTGAAGCGTGAGGATGACGCCACAAACCCCGTATCCCAAACTATTGAAATACCGTTCCGGTTCTACAACGCCTTGGTGGCTGGGCTGTCCTATCACATCGCTCTCAAGAAGCCAGAAGTGCAGGACCGGATTTCCATGCTAAAAGATTTATACGATGAGGCCTTCCAACTGGCTGCCGATGAAGACCGAGACCGCGCGAGCGTTAGGTTTGTTCCGTTTGTTGGGTATGATTTCTGATGTCTTTTTACGCTTATATCCATTGCAAGCCTGACGGAACGCCATTTTATGTGGGAAAGGGTAATGATGCTCGCGTTTCACACGTTCCAAGAAAAGAAAACGTTGGACATTGTCGCACGGTTAGCAAGTATGGACTTGAGAACATCCTCGTAGGTAAAATGGAGTGTTCCACAGAAGATATAGCCTATGATTTGGAACGCGGCTTGATTAAGCGCCTTCGTAAAATGGGCTTAAACATTGTAAACTGTAATAGCGGCGGGCGTGGTGGGTACTCTATCTCAGAGGGGACGCGGGCCAAAATGGCCGCATCCAAAGTAGGCAACCAGTGGAACGTTGGTCGCGAGTATTCCTTGGCCACAAAAATAAAAAAGTCAAGGTCAAAGGGCGGAAGTGCTGTTGAGTGCGAAAAGGATGGGGTTATTCTTAGGTTCCCCACAATTACGGAAGCCTGCAAGGCACTAGACCTCAATCTGCCAAATGTAGTTAACCACCTAAAGCGCAAAACACTTCGCAAATCAAGCGGTGTGAAGGGCTGGAAGATAAAGAAAATTCCGGATGACTGTTAAATATGCGCGCGGCAAGCTTGCTTGGGGCCTGTGTGATCAATGCAACCAGAGGTATCATTTGCATGAATTAAAGCCTCAGGTTGTGGCAGGCCGCATTACCAACATTAAGAATTGCCCCTACTGCCTCGACAAAGATCAGCCTCAGTACTTTTTAGGCCGCGTTCCGATCAATGATCCGCAGGCTCTAAACAATCCCCGCCCCGATATAGGCGCGGTCGCCAGCCGGGAACTCTGGGGCTGGAACCCTGTCGGGAACCCCGCAGTTAGTGCCACTGGTCAAGTGGGTGTCATCACCCTAGTCCTTAACGGGGTTTACAGCCCCATCACCTATTCTGGAGTAATGTAATGGCAAAGAAGATGGCTATGGGCGGCCTTGGCATGGACGATAGCGACATGCGGTCCTCGCGGATGGTTGATCGCGGAATGGAACGCCGTATGAAGCGTTTCAACCGCCCTGTAACTGGCGGCGGTCTTCCCCCGGTTCAGAACATGGGCCCCGGAAATATGCCTCCGGGTAAGATGCCCGGCGCACCGGGTGCCGCTCTTATGCAGAGTGCCGTTCAGCCGCCCGTAAGCCAGAACATGCTGCGGAGCATGGCCCCCGACAACATGCCCGGCGTGGTTAGCACACCTCCCGCAGCCTTGGGCAAGATGCCCGGCAAACGCAGTCCGGGCCTTTCGCAGAACGCCGCTCAGCTTCCTCCGAAGCAGAGCATGATGCGGAATATGGGCCCTAACAACATGGCCCCTGTTAAGATGCGTAACGGCGGCATGGCTCGCAAGGGCAAGACAATGGCCAAGGGTGGCCTTGTGAAGGGCTGCGGATGCGTTTCTAAGGGCGTAAAGAAGCCAAGGATTATGTAATGGCAATCTCAAAGCGTAAAACCATAGCCAGCATATCGCCAGCAAATCCGTCCAAGATTTTTTTGGATTCTGCGAGCGTTGCGGCGGCTAAACCGAAGCCTGTTGCGGCTGCGCCAAAGCCCGCTGCGGCTGCACCCAAGCCCGCTGCGGCTGCACCCAAGCCCGCTGCGGCTGCACCCAAAAGCACACCCAGCATATCGCCAGCAAATCCGTCCAAGATTTTTCGGGACATCGAAAGCGTTGCAGCGGGTAATCCTAGTGCTGGCGTTGTTAATACGGTTAAGCCGAAAACCACACCTAGCATATCGCCAGCGAATCCATCGAAGATTTTTCGAGATTCCGAAAGCGTTGCAGCGGGTGACCCCCGGACTGGCCCGCCGTCTGTAGGTGACAGAATCACTCCGGTAAATTCCAGCAATACTCCGGTAGTTAAAAAGAATCCCGCAGGCAAAAAGAAGCCAGCGATTGAAGACCCGGCCCTTCCCCCAACAGACGGAACTGGTGGCGGCACAACAACGCCAAAGTCAGCAGCTCCCAAGCCAGAAAGGGGCCCGGTTCCAAAGGATTGGGCTGGAATTGTAAATCATTTCTTCCCAAGCGGTGGAAATGTTTACAAGGCTGGAGGTTTGGTGCGCGGTGGTGGATGTGCCGCAAAGGGTCGCGGTCGCGGCAGAATTGTTTAAACAGGATAAAGAATATGGCAAAGCAGAACGCACGACTTGCACTTCCGTCTGACGCCACCGTTGAGGGTGGTATGCGGCGTGGTGTGAATGTTGGTAATATGAAGGTGCTGAAGAAGCCCATGAAGATGCGTGGCGGCGGTGCCGCGACGAAGGGCCTGAAGATCTCGGAGAAGCAGGGCTAACATGGCCTTCACCTACGCACAGCTTGTGGCCGCAATTTATGGATACCTCCAGAACGACACTGGGGGCATCCCCACTGTTGATCTGGATGTGATTATCCAGCAGGCTGAGCAGCGCATTTATTATGATGTCCAGATCCCGGTTCTCAAAAAGAACGTCACGGGCTCCTTTACATCCGGAAACAGATACCTCTCCACCCCCAGCGATTATCTGGCGACCTACTCAATCGCCGTGGATAACGGCGGGGTTTATGAATATCTCCTGCCGAAAGAGGTGGCATTCCTTCGTGAGGCTTACCCGGCCACCGCCACAACTGGTGTGCCGAGATACTACGCAATCTTTGACAACGACACATTCCTGATTGCGCCAACACCTAATAGCAACTACCCCGTAGAACTCCACTACTTCTACGAACCGCCTTCAATCGTCACTCAGACATCCGGCACATGGTTGAGCGAGAACGCCGAGAACGCGCTTCTATATTCATGTCTTGTTGAGGCATACACGTATCTTAAGGGAGAGCCTGATCTCCTTTCGCTGTATGTTGGGCGCTACAAGGAATCCCTTGGAGCCCTCAAGACAATTGGCGAGGGCCGCAACAGGTCCGACACATACCGCAACAGTGAACCGAGAGCGACACCGAACTGATGGGGTTGTTTAATTCTGAGGGGGCCGTTGGCTCTGTTCTGGTAAAAACCACGAATGGGCGAGGGTTTACGCCAGAGGAAATCGCAGAGGACTTTTTAGACAAGCTTATCTATGTCTCCAGCAATGCTCACCCGGAGATAAGGGATCAGGCAATTGCTTTCAGGAACCAGATCCGACCACTAATTGTTCACTACATGAAACAAGCTGTTAAGTCAGACAGAACCACCATAGCGGCGCAGCTATCCAAACAGGGCCATCACGATATGGCAGAAATTATCAGGAGATTGTAATGGCCATTACTACGGCGTTTTGTAGCAGTTTTAAGCAGGGGTTGATGCAGGGCCTGCACAACTTTTCTAACCCCGGCGGAAACACCTTCAAGATTGCTCTATACACATCTGACGCAACTCTTGGCGCTTCAACCACCGCATATTCGACAACCAATGAAGTGAGCGGATCTGGCTACACTGCTGGAGGCAATACTCTCACTTCCGTCACGCCAACAACCTCTGGCACAACTGCAATCACAGACTTTTCCGATTCGACTTGGTCTTCCGCCACAATCACTGCTAACGGAGCCTTGATCTACAATTCAAACGCATCTAATGCGTCCTGCGTTGTGCTGGCATTTGGATCAGACAAGTCTTCGGTAAACGGTGATTTCACCATCGTATTCCCAACAGCCAACGCCACTTCCTCCATTATTCGAATTTCTTGATGGTAATTTAAATGCCAAACAATGCCGATCAGTTAATATCCGGAGAGGATTCCGGGTTTGCGTTGGATTTTACTGATAATTCATACGCATTAAACTTCCCGCTTAATGTTGTCGGCGTTGAATCTGTCGGTCAAGTCGGCACTGTGGATGTGAAAGAAGGCGTTGGTGTTTATGTAAGCGGGACTGAGGGGCTTGGTCTTGTAGGAGATTCATTTTTAATTTTTGCTTGGTCTCAGGTAAGCACAGACCAAAACCCAAGCTGGACAGCAGTTGCCGACACCCAATCACCAAACTGGACGCAGATAGCAGCATAAAATGGCATCAACATATTCATCCAACCTACGCCTTGAGCTTATCACCACTGGCGAACAGCAAGGCCAATGGGGCTCCACCACAAACAACAACCTCGGCACTCTTCTTGAGCAAGCCATTGGTGGTTATGAGTCCATTACCGTTAGCAACGTAGGCGACACCACCCTGACAACGGCAGATGGCGCTGTTGATCAGGCCCGCAACATGGTGCTGAACCTCACTGGTACAATCTCGGCGGCGCGGAACGTTATTTGCCCGTCCGCAGAGAAGGTTTACATCGTCAGGAATGCCACAACTGGCGGATTTGCCGTGACCCTGAAGGTGACTGGACAGACGGGTATTTCGATCCCCAACGGTGCCACCTTTGTTCTGTATGTAGACGGCACTGACGTTAGGCAGGCAACAGGCTCTATCGCATCTGGCGGAACAGGTGCCGCGACTGCGGCTGCGGCGGCAACCAATCTCGGCCTCGGCACGACCGATAGCCCTCAGTTCTCTAAGGTAAACCTTTCTGCGGGCACAGCCCTCCTTCCGTCCCTCTTCCCCACGGGCGACACCAACACGGGCGTCTGGTTCCCGGCTGCCGACACGATTGCAGCCAGCACGGGCGGGTCTGAGCGACTTCGCGTGGACAGTGCTGGCAACGTAGGTATCGGCACTACCAACATATCCAAAAAGTTCGTTGTATCAAACGGTGGCGCTTCTGGTCTTGAGGTCGACCCATTCGGGCGCAGCGGTGAAACGGCGACTTCACTGCTTTCCTATAATCGCAGCGGTGCCGCGTTTGTTCCCGCTCATTATGACGCACTGAACCATCTGTTCTATACCTCGACCACAGAGCGTATGCGAATTGACGGCAGCGGCAACGTAGGTATCGGTACATCTACGATTACCAGCAGGCTGTTAGTGTCCAGTGCTAGCGGTTCTGCGCCCAATGGCCTCTCCGGTAACTGCGTTGCTCGCCTTCAGTCCACTCAGGCTGCCGCCGTTGGCGTTGGCCCGTCTCTGTTGTTTGAGGGGCAGACAGGCAACCCGACAGCCAATTACGCATTTGCGGGCATTCAGGGTTTCAAGGCAAGCGCCACCGCTGGAGATTACACGGGCTCTCTGGCCTTCTACACACAGAACTCAGGCGGTGGATCGGCTCTAGATGAGAAGATGCGAATTGACGGCATCACTGGCAACGTAGGCATCGGGCGCACCCCTGTCTACAAGCTTGATGTGGCAATCAACTCTGGAGGGGCCGCTCGGTTCGCCACCAATAGCGGAACGGCAGCTAATGACGCTGGCGTGCTTATGTTTACAACAGCGTCGGCCACCCCAGCCACCCGCGAGGCCGGGGTGTATGTTGACGGCAACGGTGGAGATGGTACTGGCGCTGATTATGCTTTCTTCCTTCACCGGGGTGACAATCGAGCAATTCTAGGTAACCAAGGTTCTGGCACTCTTGAGTTCCAGACCAGCGGCATCGAACGTATGCGAATTGATGCTAGCGGCAACGTCCTTGTTACTGGCCCCGGTGGCCTCGGCTACGGCACGGGTTCTGGTGGTACTGTTACGCAGCTTACCAGCAAGGCGACCCTCATCACGCTGAACAAAACCAATGGTCGTGTTACGATGAACAACGCCGCATTAGGCGCTGGCGCTGCTGTATCGTTTCAGGTGAATAACAACACAATTGGAGCCACGGACAACCTTATTATTACGCCATTCTTTGGTGCCGTGAACCCCGGAAACTACAATATCAAGCTATCATATTCTACGAGTGGCTTCTTCATTGTCAACGTCACCAATATTAGTGGCGGCTCCCTTTCCGAAGCCCTCGAATTCAATTTTGCAGTCATCAAGTCAGCAACGGCATAAGGGTAAACCCATGAGCATCGTAACCGTATGGACTAACTCTTCCGCTGCTGTTCAGCTTTGCCAGTTGTCTGACGATCCGGCAGACGGCACGGCGCAGGAGCAGATTGCACAACTAACAACGCTGTCATTACTCTACGGCTACTCCTGCGTTGACCAGAACTTCACAGGCAGCGTTCCCGCTGGTAACGCCGCACAGTGGCGCTGGTCTGACGGCCAGATCGTCTCTGTGCCTGTTGTTCCGGCATCCGTCACGCCGCGTCAGGTGCGCCTTGTGCTTCTGGCCCAAGGTCTCCTCAAGTCCGTCGAGGCCATGATTGCTGAACAGGACGAGGCCACGCAGATCACTTGGAATTACGCTTCTGAGTTCAGGCGTGATGACCCTCTGCTTGCACAGCTTGCAGCCAACCTAGTGCCCCCGCTGTCTTCCCAGCAGATTGACGAGTTCTTCATCGCTGCGGCGGCGCTGTGAACTGCCCGCTCCCGCGCTTCTACCTTTGCCACGCGGTGATTGCGCTGTTAATCGCCGCAGCTTTGTGGTGGCCTCTTGGCCTCAACGCTGGCCTTGCAGCGGGCGTGGCCTTCTACGCGGGGCGTGAATACACCCAGTGGGAATCAGGGCTATCCTTCGATTGGAAGGGCATTGCCGCGCCACTGTTTGCATGTTTGATTGTACTTTTTATCAACGGGGCTTGGGTATAACATGATTGAAGAACTTGTTTCCCGCGTTTTCAAGACGCGCAATCAATCACACCTATCTCACTGGAAGACAAAATCCTTCGCTGAGCATCAGGCTCTTGGTGGGTTTTATGACGATGTGATCAGCACACTTGATAAGCTTGTCGAGGCCACTCAGGGCTCCAAGGGGATCATTGGCCACGTTGATCTGTCCTGCAAGGACGAGTCTGTTGAAATCATTAAGTGTCTCACTGATGACGCAAACTGGATTTCCAAGAACAGATCCAAGATTGCCAGCGGCGTTCCGGCACTTGAGAACATTGTCGATGAGATCGTGGCCGTTTATCTGTCCACGATATACAAACTAAAGAACCTCTCTTGAGGCATTAAGAATGTTTGCAAAAATCAAGCTCCAGCCCGGCATCAATCGCGACACAACAAATTACGCGAACACTGGCGGCTGGTTTGATTCTGATTTTATTAGGTTCCGCAACGGTCTTCCGGAAAAGATTGGCGGTTGGACAAAGATCTACGCAAATCAAACAGCCCTTATCGGTAAGTGCCGGAAGATGTATGATTGGTCGAGTCTTGTCGGCACATCTTATTTAGCAATTCCCACAAACATAAAGTTCTATGTGGACAATTCGTCGAACATCATCGACATCACGCCACTCCGCAGAACCATTACGCTTGGGACAAACCCAATCGCAACGTCCAACACATCAAATGTTATAACAATCACTGACGTTAATCACGGGGCGATTTTCGGTGACTACATAACCATATCAGGTGCCACCGCAGTAAACGGCCTAACAACAGGCCAGCTAAACTCTCAGTTTGTTGTTTCAAATGTGATCAACTCAAGCGCCTACAGCGTAGTCACAACTGGAACGGCCAGCGCAACTGGTTCCGGGGGTGGATCTGCTGTTGTTGTGAAGTATCAGTTTCATCCGGGCATCTCTGGTTCGGCTACATATGCTGGCTGGGGCTCTGGCCCGTGGGGCGGAGTATCGGGATCTTATGGTTGGGGTTTTGGTCCCGGCACAACCGTCACCACCTACTACAGCGGACTCTGGACCGTAGACAACTACGGCGAGGACATGATCGCATGCCCTCGCGACCTTACAAACGGCATTTCCCTTGGCAATACCCCGATTGCCACCACGCATCCCTCAAACGCGGAAATTGTGACGGTAACCCAAGCCAACCACGGCTTGTCCAACGGCACGGCCATCATTATCGGCGGCGTCACATCTCCTGTTGGCGGGATCCCGGTTAGCATTCTTAATGGAACTAAAACCATAAACGTGGTCAACGCCAACGCCTATACATTTACAGTTCCAACAGCAAACGCTGCTACATCAGCAGCAACGGGCGGCACAGATTCTTTTTCCTACACATCGTCCCTGATATACTGGGATGTTACAGACGCTGCTGGTCCCGCAAAAAGCTTCAGTGAGCTTGGCGCTGTTTATGCAAAGTTGTGTCTGCCATACGTTGCAACAGAAATTATGGTGTCGGACCAAAACAGGCAAATCATTGCGTTTGGTTGCAACCCGTACGACACAACAAAGCCGCAAGACAAGATGATTGTAAGGTGGTCTGATTCTAGCGACCCGACAAATTGGGACATAGCCGACACAACAAAGACCGCTGGCGAGCAGAGGCTTTCTGCTGGCTCATACATTGTCACGGCTATTCAGAACCGCGAAGAAATCCTCATATGGACAGATTCCACCCTGTTCACCATGTCATACGTTGGCCCGCCTTATGGATGGGGTTTTAACCTTGTTGGCTCCAACTTTGATATCATTGGCCCGAACTCAAAGTTTGTGGCGGGGGCAGGGGCATACGGGACGG